TCTTAAAAGCGCCTTGGAGATCGAGGTCCGGCGGCTGGACGAAGCGGACAGCAAATCCGACTTTTTCCCAACCTTTGAAGCGAATCGCGATAAATTCACACCCAAAAACACAATAATTAGAAAAAAAAATTATATCCGAACCAAACGGCCGTTGGGAAAAGGGCGGGCGAAATACCCAACGGCCGTTGGGAAATGGCATCACATCAACCCCCCCTCAGCATAGATGAAGGCTTTGACATAAGATACATCAGGGGTGCTCCAAAATTTGTTATAAACAAGCCCTAAACTCACACCAGAACTGTCGTAGCCATCCGCCATTGCCGCCAAAGGGTCGTTATTCCATGTGCTGCTAAGAAGATAAACAAAATTCCCCGATTTCTTAAAGGAGGCGAGGTTCCCCAATGTATCATTATACACCCCCCCCACCCAGCGGAAATCCACCGGGGGTAGCACCGCCAGCCAGTCCCCCTGGGCCAGGCTCAGCGCCGTCCCCCCGTGGGTTATCGTCCCCCCGAAGCCGTTGTCGTTGTTGTTGGCCGTGATCTGCCGGAGCTCCCCCTCAGAGTTCCCGGTCAGCACATACACCTGGTAGCCCACCAGCTCATCGGTGGAAAACCCGTAGCCGATCCCGGTGCTGGGGGAGGAGAGTTTTCCCAGGGAGAAAACATTGCTCGCATAGGATTTGACCCTCATGATGGGCATCAATTTCGCCGTGAACGCCGTCTCCCCTGAGGCCAACAGGAAAACCATGTACCACTGATCGCTCTTCTCCGTCCCCCATCTGGACGACGACTGGCTGATGTCGATCGTGAGAGATGCGGTGATCTCCCGCTCCCAGCCACCGCTGTTGAGCCTGACAAATTGCCCCGGATTCAGGACATCCGGAAAGCCGCACATCATCACCCGGGCCGGGCAGGCCGCCGTGGCCTTGATCTTGATCTGGGTGGCCGAAACATAATAAATGTTGGGCACCCCCCGGAACTCATAGCCCTGGGCGATGGCCCGGGCCAGGCCCGTCATCTCCGATTTTTTGGCCCCGATTATGCCTGTGCCGCTGTATCTCTCATAGATTGTTTTCAGCTGATCCAACCCTGCCATATCTGCTCCCTAGAGCCACCGCACCAGGGTCAATTCCACCCCCCAGGGCCGGCTCTCGAAATTGATGGTTTTGCCGGCGACGGTCCAGAGCTCCCCCTGCCACTCCACCCGGTCCCACAGCTCCAGCCTCGCCAGGTGCAGCCGCCCGGAAAACCGCACCTCCATCCGGCCCCCCAGCCGTGCCAGGAGTGCCTCCGCCTTGGCTTTGGCGGTGTCCGCCCGGTCCGTCGCCACCGGGTTCCCCCAGCTCAGGTCCAGCTCCTCCTGCTCCAGCCCATAGCCCCGGGCCTGGAGCTCCCCGTTCACCGCCGTGTAGGAATAGCTCTTGGAGCGGTCGTACCAGCCCCACTTCACGAGCACCGAGGCCACCAGCTCCTTGGTGTCCACCACCACCTCGGAGGCCCAGCCGTCCGCCTCCGTCAGCACCATCACCGCCGTCCCAGCCTCCCCCGCCGCCGCCCGCAGGGTCCCCTGCTCCAGCCAGATGTTTATCAGGGCCGCGGCCGCCAGTTCGGCCAGGGCCTCGGCCACCGTGGTGCTCTCAAACCGGCACCCCAGCGTCTCCCCCGCCGTGGCCGCCTGCAGCTCAGCCAGCCTGGTCGCATCCACCGTCAGCCCGCCGGCGGCGGCCAAGCTTGCCAGCACCTCCGCCGGGGTCGAGACCGCATCGCGCACCACCCGCACCATCATCTGCCCGGAGGGCTCGTTCAGATAGTCGCTCCAAATCACGGCGCCGCGCTCATTTATGGTGGCATAGTTCACCGCCGCCACGCCCCGACCGGCCCGGGCCAGCCAGTTTTTGGCCAACTCCAGGTGCCACAGCCGGCGGCTCTTCCGGGGACGCTCCCGAGGCACCAGGAGGTTGTCCACCCAGACCTCGGTGATCTCCTGGTAGGGCCCGCCGGGGACCCGGAACCAGCAGGGATAAAAATAGTTGTGGTACTCCACCTCGTCAAAATCCATCTCCCAGCTCTCGGCCGCCGTCAACCGCGGCCCAAACCAGATCCCCTGTGGATAAACCTGGCTGAAATTCTGGTCGGTTTTTTCTAAAATGACCCTGGATTCCAGCCAGACCCGCAGCACCCCCGCATTGGCCGGGCCGTTTTTCACTCCCACGGCCAGGCGGACCCAATTCCCGTCCGCCAGCCTCAGGTTCCCGTCCGTCTCCCACCAGACCCCCCCCCACTTCAGCCACAGTTTGCCGTCGCTCCCCACATACAGGGTGAACAGGTCCCCGCTGGCCCCATACACGCCCAAGATCCTGGTGGTGCGGTCGCCCGGCTCGGCTGGCCGCGCATTCACCCGCAGGCGCAGGGCCACGAAGCCCTCCGTGCTCGGTGCCGCGGCCTCCAGCTTGCCGTAGGCCGCGGCATTGGCCGCCGCCGCCGCCGCCCGGGCCCCAAAGCCGCCTCTGTACGCCGCCGCCGCCAGCGCCTGGAAGGTCCCCCCGTTGGCGGTCACCACCCCGTTAAGCTGTGTCGTGTCCCCCGTCTCAAAATCCGCCTCCCGGGTCGGCTCCCAGGGCTGCTCGTCTGCGGCCTGCTCCGCCTCCAGCAGCAGCTCCCCGTGCACCACCGGCTGCGGCCGCCCGTCCTCGTCCGGCGTGCCCAGCGGCACGCGCCGGGCCAGGGCCAGGGCGTCCTCCGTGTAGATCTCCAGGGTGCGGCTCACCTCGCCCCCCGGCCCCACCTCCGTGCGGTGCGGCCCCCAGCGCCGCACCCAGCCCTCATAGAGGAGGAGCAGGCCGGACAGGGCGGCGCCCCGCTGATAGCCCAGATACAGCCGCAGTACCAGGCCCTCCCCCCAATACGGCTGTTTTTTCCAGACAAAATTGTCGCTGAGAGGATCATACCGCCCCTCCGGGTCCTTGAGGGTGACGCTGTACGCCCCCGACACCAGATCGGAGTAATCCAGGGGGGCCTCCAGCTGCAGGGAGCCGCCCCCCACCACCATCTCCGGCTCCAGGGCGTATTCGCCGGTCAGCGCCACCGCCTCCACCCAGGTCGGCTCATCCCCCTCTCCCTCCACAAACCAGCCGGACCAGGGCTCCCCGTCCGCGAAATACAACTGCTCGCTGCCCCCCGCGCCGTCGTCGGTGAAATAACAGGCGATCTGGCTCCAGGTCACCCGCAACTGATAATAGGGCAGCAGGCCGGCGGTGCCGCCGTTGCTCAGGTCCAGCCAGGCCGCCCCGGCCAGCCCCTCTGCCGTCGCCGCCGTCCGCCACTGCAGGCTGACAACATACCCCAACCCAGCCTCGCGCCATTCGGTGGCGACCTCCACCTCCTGCGGCTGCCCGGTGGCCAGCGCCTCCGACACCCACTCCGCCGCCGCCGCGCCCACATCGGCCTGCACCCCGAAATACTGGCGGTAGTGGGAGTTGGTGTAACTCCCCCGCCCCTCCCCCAGCCCCGGGTCATAGCAGAACGGGTAAAACCGGTGGCGCAAAACCGGCTGGGCCCCCACCCGCCGCGCCTCCTCCGCGGCAAAGACCGCGTCCGGGGCCGGGATCATACCTCCTCCAGGGTCAGGCTCACATCAGACCACCTCAAAGAGATTGAAAGTTGGCAAACGTTTGCCAACTCATACCTCCTCCAGGGTCAGGCTCACATCATACCACCCCGGAGAGGAGGCCGTCACCAGGGGCGGCTCCGTGATCAGCCCGGTCAGGGTGCGGGGGAGGTCGCTGTCCAGCCACACGCCGATCTCGGCGCCCGCCTCATACGCCGCCAGCAGGGCCTCCACCTGGGCCAGGCCCACAAAGCGGAAGGGCAGGGTCAGCCGCCGCCGCCGCCGCCCCGGGGGCCAGTAGGCCGTCAGCGACCCGTCCAGGCTCCGGGCCAGGTCCGCCTCCGTCAGGTATTCCAGCGTCCAGCCCAGCTCAAAATTGACGTCCAGGTCGTAGCTGACCGTTTCGGGCCAGCCCGCCCCATAGGCGGCCGCCCCCCCGCCCTGCCAGGCCAGGGGGTAGGCGCCCCCCTCGTCCTCGCTGGTGCCGTTGAAGTTCCAGACCGCCAGAAAGTCCTGGGCCCGGGGCCGGAGCCCCATCTGCAGCCGGGCCCACTCCGCCGCCATCCAGGAGTCGGACAGCAGCCGGCCGTAATCCAGCCGCACCAGCCCCACCGCGCCGGTGAGGTACATGCCCCCGTTGCGGCCCACCTGCAGGGGCTCCTCCGCGTCCAGCGAGCCCGGCCGCCCGCTGATTGCCCCTGAGGCTTTCAGGACCCCGTTTATGAATACCCGCGCCACCCCGTCCCGATCGCAGGTCACCCTGAGCCAGAACCACTCGCCCAGGGTGTAGGCGCTGTCACCCGACACCGCCACCGGCGTGGCCTGGCCGTCGTTTAGCTTTAGGGTTAGGGAGCGGGTGCTCACATTGCTGTAAATCACCCAGCCCGTGTCGCTGGTCAGCGGGTCCGTCCCTTTGCTGACCAGGGCGGCGTAGCTGCCCCCATCTACCCGGAACAGGCCGTCCACGGCGAAATCCCGCGTCCCCACATTGAACGCCGCCTCGCCCTGGCTGAGCCAGTGGCTGCCGTCCAGCGCCGCCGCCGCCAGCCCGGTGGCCCAGGAAATCCGCCCTTTGGCCATCCGCCCCCCTACAGCTTGTAGCCCCGCCCCAGCTCCCGGGCCAGGGCAACTCTGATGTAGCGTGCCTGCCGGTTCCAGTAGGCCTGGTCCTGGGGCCCCGCGCCCCCGGCGTGCACGTGCACCGTGATGCCTCCCCCCGCCACCGGCTCCCCCCGGTTAAGGCGCTCGAAGGCGCCGGGGCCGTAGCGGGCCTCCAGCCGGGCCATGGCCCGCCGGGACAGGATACCCTCCCCCGTCTGCACCACCACCAGCCGCTCGTCCAGGGCGAGCCCCTGGTGGGCCCGGAGGATCCCGCCTTGGTGCATCACCACCCCGCCCGCGTGGAAAATGCCGGCGGCCGCCAGGGCCGCGGCCGCGGCCTGCAGCGCCCCCGCCGCCGAGGTCAGGGCCCCGGCGCTCATGGTCAAACCGGTTCCCGCCGTCTGCAGGCTCATTGCCGCGGTGAGTTGGGCTGCGGTCTCCGCTGCCATCTGCACCGTCCCTTGCACCAATTTTTCGGCCCCCTCCAGGAGCAAATCCGCCGCCTTCTCCGCCCCCTCCACGGCCAGGCCCCCCAGGCCCTCCGCCACCCAGTCAAACAGTTTCTCCACCCCAAATTTAGTCAGGGCGTCGATGAACTGGTCCGCCAGGGCCAGCCCAAATTTTTTCAGATCGGCCTTCTCCCCCCGGATAAGGCCCTTGAAAAAAGAGCTGACGGCCTCGGTGCCGAAGCGCTTGGCCCCCTCCAGCAGATCCCGGGCCGCCTCCGCCCCCCGGGTCTCCGCCGCCCGCCGCTGCCCCAAGGCCCAGGCCCTGACCCCCCCGGCGAACCCGCCGGTCATCAGCCGCCGCTCCTCCAGGGCCTGGCGCTTGAGCTCCTCCGTCTGTTGCCGCAGCGCCTCCAGCTGCTGGTACTCCTCCAGGGTGATACGGTGCTGGTAATACTGCTGCAGGAGGGCCTGCCGCCCCCGCTCCGCCTCCAGCCGCAGGATGGCCTCCTGCAGCCGGAGCTGGGTGGAGAGGAGCGGCGCCGTCGCCGCCGCCGCCTGCAGGTATTGGTTCAGGCGCCCCAGCATTTCCTGGGCCCGGGCCGCGTCCGCCGCCGCCCGCTTGTCCGCCGCCGCCTTCTGGATTGCGGTCAGCCGCTCCTGGGTCTCCCGCTCCACCGCCTCCAGGGATTTCCCCGTGGCCTCCGCCAGGCGCACCATCCCCTCCCGGGTCAGGGCATATTTCCGGAGGAGCTGCTCCTCCTCCTCGTCAATCTGGGCGTACCGGTCCCCCAAGGCCTTGGCCTGCCACCGGGAAAATTCCGCCTCCACCTTCTCCGCCTTTTTTGTCGCCACCTCCCGGGCCAGGGCTATCCCCTGTTCGGCCTGCTCGGCGGTGGCGGCGTACTGCTGGATCTTGTGGATGGTCTGGTCATACCAGCCGATGACCGCGCCCAGGCTCCCCTCCGCCAGCCGGGTGAGCTCCGCGTTGAGGGTGGCCAGGAGGTTGGCGTACTGCTGGGCCGTGTCCCGGCCGCCGCCGCCGGCCGCCTCTGCCCCCCCGGGCGTCCGGGTCTCCGGCAGCGGCTGCTGCCGCAGCCACATCTGGTAGGTCTCCTGCTTGTACCTCTCCGCCTCCCGGGCCAGCCGCTGGTTCAGGAACGCCCTGGCCTCCGCCGGGACCTCCCCCTCCACCAGGGGATAGATGTCCAGCCCCAGGCCCACCCCCAGGTCCGCCCGCCGCTTGGCAATTTCCGCCAGCTCCCGGCGCCAGCCGGCCAGATAGTCCCAGCCGATCTTCAGCCAGCGGCAGATCTCCTGCACCACCGACACCACTCCCCCTGCCAGCTCTTTCACCACCGCCCAGCCCTTGGCGATGGCCCCTGAAATTTGCTCCCCATGCTGCCGCAGGAGCTCGTTGATCCATTTGAGGATCTCCACCGCGTCCTGCCACAGCCCCGAGTTCCGGGCGATCTGGGCCGCCTGGGTCCCCAGGGTCGTCCCCTGGGCCGTCAGGGTGTTGGTCACATCCTGCACCGCCAGGTTCAGGCCCGGCCACAGCGACGCCAGCCAGGTGAGCAGCGTCCCCGCCCGCCGGTGCTGGTCCACCAGGTTTTCCCAGCCGGGCCCCACCTGGTCCCGGATCAGCATGGCCACCTGGCTGGTGGCCCGGGCCTGCCCGTCCAGCAGCGCCCGCAGCTCCTGGGCGATCTGGATCTGGGCGTTCTGGCCCTTGGTCATGAGCAGGATCTTGTCCACCACCGTGCCCAGGGCCCCGATCTCCTCCTTCCTGATGCTCACCCCCTTGTTTACCAAGATGGTGTAGGCCTCCATGAGCTGGCGCGCCCCCGCGAAGTGCCTGGCCGCCTCCTTCTCGAGCTCGGCATACATTTCCCGAGCGTGCTCCAGGTTCCGGCTGTAGGTGAAGGCCGGGTCCTTGGTGTCCTTGGCCAGATCCGTCAGGGAGGCGGCGATGGAGATTACGGACATCTGGTAATCCTCTGTCACCCGCAGAGCCGCCTGCATGGCCCGTTGCAGCCCGTACACCCCCCCCGCCGCCGCCGCCAGGGCCGCAGCTTTCCGCCCCAGGGCCGCCACCGACAGGTCCATGCCCCCGGCAAATTGGCTCCCCGCCTCCTGGCCGGCCCGGCCCAGGGCCTCTGTCTCCACCCGGGCCTCCCGGATTTTCACGGTCCCCTGGTCGTCCACATACAGCTGGATGGTCACCTGGGATGTTGCCGGCATTTCACCCTCCTAGCTCAGGCGCTCCTGGGCCGCCCGCACCGCCTGGTAGGCCGCCGCCAGCCGCCGCAGCAGCCGCGGCCTCACCTCTCGGGGCACCCCGTACCAATCCAGCACCTCCCCGGGGCTCAGATGGAAGTCCAAGGCGAACTGATTGTGCATGGTCATGAAAATTTCCCAGAGCAGCCGGTTGCCGGGCAGGAGCACCGGCGGCCGGCAGTCGTGGCAGGGGGGCGCTACGCCGTAGAGCGCCTCTTCCCGGCGGCACCGCCGGCAGGTGCGGGCCGTGGGGTCGAACTGGCTCTCGGCGTAGCTGCGGAGTTTTTTTCCAGATCCTCCTCCTCAACCTGTCGCAGCTCCATCACCCGGAGGAGCCAGTTGACGAGCACAAAGCTCCGCCGCAGCAGGGCCTCCAGGTTGTCCGGCGTGTACGGGAACTCACAGGTGTCCGCCACCTCCCCCTTGAACCTGGCCCCGGGCAAGAGCCGCTTCAGGCCGGCAACCGTCAGCCCCCGCCAGCCGGTCACCGCCTGCCTCAGGGTGGCCAGCAGCTGCGTTTCCGGCTCCTCCCCGGCCCGCACCATCGCCACCGTCCCCGGCACATCCAGCAGCCGCACCTCCAGGGCGAACCCGGGGATCTCCGGAACTGTCACCGGCCGGGCCGCATAGGATGCGCCTCCCGCCTGGCTGTTCGGCGGCCGCACCGGGGGCAGGTCCCGCCACTCCTCCCACCGCGGCAGCACCGGGTCTGCCGCCAAGAGCTCCTCCAGCCTCATGCACTCTCCCCAGTTTTCCGCCTGTGCGGCTCAGGTCAGCATGATGGTCAACTCGTCGTCGCCGCTGTCCATGGCCGCCACCGCGGTGATCTGGTCCGTCAGGATCCCCGACCGGTTCCCCTCTTTCAGGTCCTGGATCACCAGCTTGGGCGCGCTGATGGTGATGGTGTTGCCCTGCGCCGACCCCAGGGTGCAGGATAGCGCAAACGCCGTCCCCGCCTTCATGAGCCCCGGGAAATCCTTGGTGGCCACGGTCACCGTTTCCGGGTCAAAGCTCACCTTCGGCGCCCGGCCCGTGATCAGGGCGCTCACATACCCCGAGGCCGCGGTCGGGCTCGATCGGAGGGCGATGGCGTTGCCCAGGTCGATGCTGACCTTGTCCACCACCGCGGCGTAGCTGTCCACGGTGAAGGTGGCCCCCAGGAACGCCGGCGGCACCGTGCTCTGGTAGGTGGCGCTCACCAGGGCCCCGTCCACCCGCTCGAAATCGGCGCCGGTGAACTCAAAGTGCAGCAGGCCGATTTTCCCCGCCTCCAGCTCCAGGCGCACCGTCCCCCGGGCCCCCCAGATGCGGTTGATCACCCCGTCCCGGTACAGCCCCAGGGTGAGGGAGGGGATGCTCGTCGAGGCCGGCGTATAGGTCACCGAGGTGTTGGCCACCACCGTCTCGGTGAAGCCGCAGGCCTTCAGGAATTTACCCCACTCCGGCGGGGTGCCCTTCGTGCCGCTGCCCTTGAGCTCCACGGCGAATTTGATTTTGGCGCTCCTGGCCCCCGCCACCGGCGGCATCACCGACAGCGTCTCCCGGTGCGGGTCCCGCAGATTGATGGCCTGGGTCGGGTCAAACCCGGTGTCATACACCAGCACCGCGTCCGCCGCCGCCAGGTTTTCCTTGGTGCCCTCGACGGCCTCAATTTTGCCCAGTAATTGCGTGCGCTGCAGTGCGATCGCCATTATTTGGCCCCCCTCTCCGCCGGCCGCCGGGGCGTCTCCGCCTTAATTTCCATTTTCTCCGGCGCCTCCGTCTCCTCAGGTTTGTCCGGCTCCACCGTCACGGTGATGGCCGGCCGCACCCGGAATCGCAGTCTGTCGTCCATTTCCCCCTCCTTGGCGGCCCGGGCTCTCCGCCTGGATTCAGGCCGCCGGCACCCGGTCGTTCCAGAGGCGGTACCGCGCCGCGTAGATCACCTGGGCCTGGTCCCCGGCGATGAGCCTCTCCTCCACCGGCAGCAGGCCGCAACTCCGCACCTCCAGCCCCAGGGTGTTACCGGTCAGGGCCTGCCGGATGGCCTGCAGCAGGGCATAGGCCCCCGCCTCGCCGCTCCGGGCCTCCGCCTGCTCCCGCCAGCTCCGGGCGGCCACATACACCACCACCCGCACCTCCGCCGTGAGGTACGGGTGGGCGCTCACCTCGTAGTCCGCCCCCTCGATCTCCACCAGCGCCGCCGGCAGCCCCCGGAGGTTGACCTCCACCCCGAACTCCGTGGCCCGGATCTGCCCGGCGTAGCCCTCCAGCACCAGGAGCGGCCCCGCCGGGGCCAGCAGCCCCTCCAGGGCCGCCAGCACCCCGGCCTCGTAATCGGCGAAACTGTAATCCATCAGCCCCCCGCCAGATAGGCCAGGAGCATCTCCTCCGCCCGCCGCACATCCTCCTCCTGGAACACCAGGTAGGGACGGGCCGGGATCCGCACCTTCCGCCCCCGGCCGGCCAGCCCCCCGAACTGGTGGATGGCGGCATACACCAGGTTGGTGCCGATGGTGACACTCCGGGGCGTCACCTCGGCCACCTGGATGCTCCGCCGCAGGCGCCCGGTGTCAGTCAGGGGCTTGCGCCCCTCCCAGGCCGCCCGGCCTTTGGCCGTCATGCCGCCGCCGCCTTTGCTCCACCAGGAGCTCCGCCGGGTGTGCCAGGCCACCTTCGTGGCGAGTTTGAGGGGCTCCCAGGCCGTAGGCCGGCCCCCCGAGGCGAAATTGCGCTCAATGCTCCCCAGCATGTATTGCCCGAAGGCCCGCAGCACCGGCGCCAGGTCCCCGCCCCGGTCCTCCATGCCCCGGAGCCGGGCCAGGGCCTCCTCCGCCCGCACTGTTACCGCCGCGCCCGCCATCGCCGCAGCGTCCAGGACACCCGCTGGAAGAGGGCCCTGACCTCCCGCTCCTCCTCCGGGGTGGGCCGGTAGTCCTGGGGCAATCGCCCCAGGGCCTCATAAGTCCGCCGCACCGCCGCCCGCCACCGCCGGGCCGGCCGCCGCCGAAACCAGCCGCCGCCGAACCAGCCCCCCGCAAACCAGCCTTGCCCCCACATCTCACCACCCGCTCAATTTGTCCCGGTCAAACACCCTGGTCTGGGAGCTCACCTCCACCACCTCGGCCGCCTCTCCCGGCGGCTCCAGCCCATCGGCTCCCGTCACCTGGGCCCGCCCCGCCGCCACATCCCGCAAAAACCCCAGGGCGTCCAGGTACCGCTGCCGCCGGACCTCATCCGCCAGCCCCCGCCGGACAAACAGGTGGTACACCGCCATGTCCAGGCACAGGGCCCGGATCCGGGCCGGCGTGCTCGACAGCGGCAGCTGGTAGCGCACCGCCAGGTAGCCGTCGATCTCCGCCCCGGCCCGGTCGATGGCCGCCTGGGCCACCGCCTCGTCCGGCTGCTCCCCGCTCTCCGCGGTGAGCTCCGCCAGCTCCCGCTCGCTCAGGAGCTCGGTGAGCTCCGCCACCTCACAGTAGCCCATTTACCGCCTCCGGGCGCCGCCTCGCCCCGGCCGGGCTTTCTCCTCAGCCGGCTCCCCCGGCGGCGCCTCCTCCGCATAACGCTCCCGGAGCGCCCCCCAGAGCTCCAGGGCCAGGTCCGCCTCCGGCCGCGCCCCCGGCGGCAGCCCCCGCAGCTCCTGCAGCAGGAGCTCCAGCCTCCCCCGTAACCGGCTCATGAGTGGCCTCAGTCAGCCAACTCCGGGACCACCAGGAGGTCCGCCGACCCCCGCCACACATTGGTTTTGGCGCCGCCGGCCGTGGGGTCCCCGATGATGATGTCGGCATTCAGGATCTCCCGGGCCGTGGCCTCCAGGCTGGGGGGCACCACCAGGAGGTTGGGCGTGACCCCCAGTTTCCGGCCGTCCGCGTTGCTGAAGCCCATCATGGCCGCCCGGGCCGCCGCGTAGGAGCTGGCAGTAAGCGTCTGGGTGCTCTTGTAGGCCAACTGCCACAGGCCATAGGCCGCGGCGTAGCGCCCGTCCACGCCGAACCGGAACTGTTTCCGCATGAACACATGCTCGTCGTCCGGCCGGTCCATGCGGGTCAGTTGCACCGGCTTCCGGAGCTGGAAGATGAACGGCTTCACCGGCCGGGACACATCGAACAGGTACCAGGGCGTGGAGCCCCCGGAGCTGAAATTGCTCGCCGTCCCCTCGCCCACCGGGTGGTCCGTGTCGAAAAAGTACTGCCCGTCATAGCACGGTGCAGCCCCGCCGCCCTTGATCAGGTCCGCGATGAGGCGGTTCGGGTGCAGCTTGGCCTCCAGGGCCATCTGGGCCACCAGCGGGTTGTACAGCCCCAGCTGGTCGTCCTCGATGTCGTTGCGCTCCACCCCGATGGTGATTTCGTAGTCCCGGTTCTCGACTATCCAGTTTTTGCCCTCCAGAGAGCGGATCACCCGGTCCCCGACCCACTCACGCATGCCGGGGTAGTCCAGCAAAAACTTGTAATCCATGCTGCGCCCGGTGCTGGGCACCGTCATGGCGAGCCTGGTGTACCACGGCTCCGGGGCCTCTTGGAACGCCGCGTTGAACACCGCCGAGAGGCCCACATAGACATTGGCCAATGCCGCCTGATTGACAATCATCTCTGCCCTCCCTTATTCGCCGTCGTCGATCTGATAGACCAGCATCAGATCGGCATTCGCCGCCGTGCCTCCGCTGGTCTCCGAGGCGGTCACCGCCAGATCGGTGTTGGCCGGCACCGCGATGCTCAGATTTTCGCTCTCCGCCTGGGTGTTGGTGTCGCTGATGGTCACCGCGGTGGCGTTGTTAACCGTGATGGTCAGAGTTTTGCCACTACCAGGCGCGGTCCCCAGGTTGAGGTAGGCCCGCTTCAGCATCACCGGCACCGGAAACTCCAGCAGCGGTAGGGCGATCGCCTGGGCGGTGCCGTTTTTGGTCCAGCCGGTAAACCGCGGCAGGGTCACCACTATGGTTTTCGCCAGTTTCTGGATCTGAGCGGCCACCGTGCTCTCGGCCGCGGCGAAATGGTTGTCCGCATCGCTCACCGTCAGGGCGTCGGCGCTTCCCGTGTACACGCTCGCCAGTGCCGGGCCGATGGCGATCCAGCCCTTCGTGGCGCTGATATATTTCACCAGCTTGCCGCACTTGACGCCGTTCCCCGGGTCAGTCTCGTCGAAGGTCTGATCGTCCACCACATACATGTCCGCGCCCACATCGGCCTGGGCGATGGACGTGGCCTGGAACTCAAACACCCCCTCCCGGAAGACCTCCACGGTTTGGTCGCCATTGGCGCCGCTGCTGTTGTCCACCTGCCGCACCGCCACCCCGATGAAGCGGTAATTGGCGGTATTCGCCGCCGGCACGGCATAACCGCTGTTGTTCAGGCACACCATGCTGCCGGCATAGATTTTGGCGCCCGCCGCCACCGGGTAGCCCACAATTTTGCCATCCGTGTATGACGTCGCCCGATCTTTAGTCAGCGCTGCCATTTTCCCCCTCCTTGCTCAGTTTTGCCTTGGCCGCCAGATAGCTCTCCGGTTTCAGGCCCAACTGCCGGCAGACCGCCAGCTCCTCCTCGTCCAGGCCGGGCCCCCCGGCGGCGCCCCCGGCCTCCTTGAGCCGCACATTAACCGGCACCACCACCGGCGCCTTGGCGGCAAAGGCCCGGAACCCATCAGGGTCCCGCCGGGCGTAATCCAAGGCCCACTCCTCCTGGGCCGGGGTGAGCTTCCCCTCCAAGAGGGCCTGGCCCACCGCCACCCGGGCCTGCTCCTCGGCCTGCGCCGCCTTGAGCTGCGCCAGCTCCTCCTGCACCTGGGCCAGCGCCTCGGCCCCCTGCATCCAGGCCAGGACCACGCCGGTGATCTCCCCCGGCGTCGCCGTATCCGGCAGGCCCGCCAGCCGGGCCACCTCCCTGAGCGCCGTCCAGCCCTCCCGGAGCCGCACGGCCGCGGCCAGGATCTCCTCCTCGGCCGCACCCTCTGCCAACTGCATTGCTGTTGCGAGTTTTTCCTTCATGTTTTCCCCCTCAATCTGCACCCCCAGGGCCCGGGCCCGCCGCCGGATGCGCTCCGTGACCACCCGCCGCTCCGCCGGGGTGTACTGCTCCTGGTTTTTCGCCTGGTTCCAGTAGGCCCAGGCCGCCCGGGCCTGCTTGGCGTCCGGCATGGGGTAGCGCCAGTTAACGGGGTCTCCCCACTCCTCCTCCGGCACCGCCGCCCACTCGCTTGGTTTACTGAGGTTGCCCCCCTCCTTGACGCCGATGCCGTATTTCTCCGCCCGGGCTTGCCGCTCCCGCTCCAGGGCCGCCCGGTCCTTGGCCACCAGGGGCTCAAGCCCGGCGATGGCCGGGGTGTTGGTCAGGGCCAGGGACACCAGCTCCAGCAGCCGGCGGCTGTCCGGCTCCACCCGCAGCACGGGGGAAAAGTAGCGGTACTCCCGGGCCTCCAGGTGCTGCCGGGCCGCGGCCGTCCACTCCACCCGGGCCCAGAGCCCGTCCTCCCGGGCCTCCAGCTCCTTGATCCACCCCGCCGCCGGCGCCTTGCCCCCCGTCAGGCTCTGGTGCTCGTAGTCGATCACCAGGTCCAGTCCCTTGGCCTCATGCGCCGCCACGAGCCGCTCCAGGTCCGCCGGCGTCACTTGGTAGCTGCCCCGGCCGTCGTGCAGGCGCACCTCTCCCACCGGCAGCACCCGGATCCACTCCGGCGCCGCCAGCCCCGCCTCCAGTATCAGTCTGACCTCGCCCATGTGCTCCTCTTAATGCCCAGGCGGCCATCCCGGGCTCCACCCTGGCCCAGACCCCACGGGGCCTGCCAGATAGTCTCCCGCATTTGCGCCCCAGGTTTTCACCCTGCGCCCTCCTCCGGCCACCTGAAGTTGGTAACCCGCTCCCAGGGGAACCACCGCCGGCTCACCCGGTCGCCCTGGTTGCCCCCCAGGACCAGCACCCCGTAGTCGCTCTCCCCCTCGTAAAACCCCACGTGGTTGCCCCCCGGCCTGGTCAGCACCACCACACAGCCCAGCCTGCCCTCCTCCAGCTCCACCCCCCAGCGCCGCCAGGAGGCCGCCGCCGCGCTGCCGGTGCCCCTGAGCCCCGCCTGCTCCAGGCACCAGTTCACAAACGCGCTGCACCAGGGCGTCTCGTCCCGCCGGTCCTCCGGAGCCCCCAGATCGGTGCTCCGCAGGTACTCCACGATCCGGGGGTTGCTCCCCGGCCCCGGCACCTCCGCCTGGCCCAGCTCCCCCCGGGCGATTTGCAGCCATTTGGGGACCGCCTCAGTCATAGATAGCCGCCACCTTCTCCCGCAGGGCCCCGGCGATCTCCGGGGCAAACTGCCGGTAATCCGGGGAGAATTTCTCCCCCGCCGCCGGGGAGGCGAAATTGCCGGGCGGGGGCAGCCCCTCCCAGTCCGTTCGGGGCGTCAGCCCCTCCCGCCGCAGCTCCTCCTCGTTGTAGGTGATCACCCCGCAGCGGCAGTTGTAGTCCCAGGGCGGCCAGTAGTACCGCCAGAACGGGTGGTCCAGGGGATACACCAACCCGTGCAGGGCCGCGTGGCTCGGCCGGGTGCGGCCGTCCATCACCGCCGAGTAGCGCCCGTAGGGCCGCAGCTCCCGCACCGCCTGGGCCTGCTCCCAGTGCCCCCGGCCGTAGGCCGAGAGCACATTGGTCCGGAACACCGTCTCCTGGTGCCACGGCCGGCCCAGGATCTCCTCCGTCTGCCGCACAAAGTCCGCCAGGGTGCCGCCCCCCTCCAGGGCCGCCAGGCAGGCCTCGTACACCGTCTGCAGCTCCTCCGCGGCGTACACCCAGGCCGCGGTGAAGGCCCTGGCCTGCATCTCTCGGGAGAGCGCCCGGAATTCCTCCCGGCTCACCAGGCGTTTGCCCTGGAACCAGGCCACCGCCTCCGCAAACGGCCGGTCCCAGGCCGCCGCCGCCTCAAATTCCGCTTCCGCCAATTTCCCCGCCTTTGTCCGGATTCACCCACTGCTGGCCAATAAGCACCTCCACCTCCGCCTTCGTCAACCCCAGCTGGAAGATGCGAGCCTTTGGGTCTTCCTCTTTCTGGAGCTGCACCTTTTCCACGGTCCCATTGGCCGCTTCCCGCAACACCACCTCGTGGTACTCATCTACCAGCCCGGCTTCTTTTTCAGCCAACACCTTAAGTTCTTTGACCGCGAACCGATTTTGATAGAGCGCCGCCAAGTGCCGCTTGGTCTCCTCCGGGTACAACCGGAGACAGGCCTGCACATCTTCATTGGTGTTTAAGTGCTTGGGAAACCCTCTCATTGTCAGCCTCCCGAGTCAGATAGACCGTGTATCTCCTTCAGCTCAAAATGCCGCACCAACGAGACGCGATGTTGGCGAATTAAGTTTTCCTCGGCTCCGCGCACCCGCGCCCGCCGACATACGAAAACGCAGCCCAGCGATAGCCAATCGCAACTCGGCAGCGGGGACCGCAATACGCCCCATAATCCCAAGCGCCGCCCGCCCGGAGCTTTATCGACTGCCCATACGATGATTGTCCATAAAAGGACCCCAGGTTGTTCCCCAGGTCCTGGTAATTCCAGGACAGCGCCGTGGTACAGAGGTCCACCGTGCCGTTGGTGCCGTCCATGTTGGCCTCAAACCGCATATCGGTGCCGTCGTCAAAATACAGGGCGGGGTAGCTTGAGGCGCCGGAATTGTGTGTGATTTTGAGTGAG